CCGGCTTGGTGTCCATCCCGGAGGACGCGCCCTGGGTTGCCGACTTCGTCGCGGAGTGCGAGGCGTTCACCGCTGACGACACGCATGCCCACGATGACCAGATCGACCCGATGGTCGATGCGATCAAAGACATGCTGGCCAAGAAGCGCAGCATCTACGACAACCTGTGAGAACCCACATGACCAAAAAGCGCACCGTCAAAACGGCCGATGCTGCCCTGGCCATGACCAGGCGCCCGGTCGGTGACGGCCTCGAAAACGTCGTCGCCGGCCTCGGCACCGACCGCGACAAGCGCTCCTATTCCGTCTGGGCAGATCCGCGCGTCCTGAACCGGCAGGAACTGGAGAACATGTACCGCGGCAGCTGGTTGGCGAAAAAAATCGTTAACGCCGTGGCCGACGACATGACCCGCGAGTGGCTGCAGGTCATATTCGACGGCGAAGAACTCGGCACGACGATCGAGCAGGCAGAGAAGCGCTTCGGAGTGGTGCGCAAGGTCAACGAGGCCCTGCGCTGGGGGCGCCTCTACGGCGGCGCGCTGATCATCATCGGCACCAAGGACAAGAACCTCGCCAAGCCGCTGGACGTGAAGAACGTTCGCCAGGGCGACCTACGCTATCTGCACGTCGTCGATCGCTGGCGAGTCTCGCCGGCCGGCGCGCTGAACCGGGATCTGGAAAGCCCGAACTTCGGCATGCCTGACAGCTACGTCATCGCCGAATCGACGGTACACGTGCACCACACGCGGGTGCTGCGGTTCAACGGCGAGAAGCTTCCATATTTCGCCTGGCTGCGGAACGGCATGTGGGACGACTCGGTCCTGCAGCACGTCATGGACAGCCTGATGAACTGCGACACCACAACGCAGGCCGTCGCCACCATGCTGTTCGAATCGAACGTCGACGTGGTGACGGCTGAAGGGCTGACCGACGTGCTGGCCCGCAAGGACGGCGAGGCGATCCTGACCAAGCGCTTCCAAGTCGCAGCGCTGTTGAAGAGCTTCAACCGCATGCTGCTGCTCGACGGGACGGAGTCCTACGAGAAGAAGCAGAACAGCTTCGCCAACCTGGACAAGATCATCCAGCAGTTCATGGTCGACGTGTCAGGCGCCGCCGACATCCCCATGACGCGCCTGTTCGGCCAATCCGCGGCGGGCCTCAATGCCAACGGCGACAACGATGTCCGCAACTACTACGACATGGTGTCTGCCAAGCAGGAATCCGACCTGCGCCCGCAGATGGAATACCTCTACGAGGTGCTGGTGCGCTCCGAGCTGGGGCACATGCCAGAGGACTTCCGCTTCGACTTCAACCCGCTGTGGCAGATGTCCGATAGCGAACAGGCGACGGTCGAAAAGACCAACGCCGAGCGCGATCAAATCTACGTCGGGATGGGCGTGGTTCCCGAGCATCTGATCGCCCGCGAGCTGAAGGAGCGCGGCACGTACCGGAACATGACCGACGAGGATGTCGAGCTGGTCGAGGAACTGAACAAGCCCATGGACGAGAACGGCGACGTCGGCAAGGTACCGGGCACCAATCCAACAGATGGCCCCGGGCAGGAAGACGACGACGGCAACCAGGTCGCCGGCATTGCACAGGGTGGGAAGCAGGTACCGGAAAAGCCAGCCGAGGGTGAGTGATGTCCCATATCAAGCTTCGGCACCTCGTGCAGGCGATGCCGCACGGCGCCAGTCTGAAAAAGCGCCAGGGCCGCCAGCTCAAGCCGGTGAAGCCGTCTTACAAGAACGAGCTCTGGTACAAGGCCCGGCTTCTGGCTGTTGTCACCCACCTCCGGCTGGCAGCGCGTGATGAACTGCTGCCGGAACTGAAACGGCTGGAGCCGCTGTACGCCAAGGCAGAAGACGGCCTCGCGCGCGATGCGCAGGTGCCGCGCCGCTCGCTGGACACGACATTCCAGCGCATGGCGCAGCGCTTCAGCGGGATCGAGCAGACTGCGCGCCGGCTCGCCGCCTTGGCGGTGCAGCGCAACATCGACACGGTTGATGATCGGCTGAAGGCGTCGATCAAGGCTTCGCTGCGGGTGGACATATCGCCCGTGCTGACGCAATCCGGCCCGATCCTGGACGCGATGCGTGCGGCGACGCAGGCCAACGTCGACCTGATCACGTCGATCCCGGAGCAGTACTTCGAGAAGCTTGGCGACGCGGTCGGCAAGAACATGGAGGCCGGGCTGCGCTTCGAGGATCTGGCCAAGGAAGTCGAGCGCATCGGTGGCGTGACCGAGAGCCGCGCCAAGCTGATCGCGCGCGACCAGACCGGCAAGATGAACAGTGCCTTCAATGAGGCGCGGCAAACCAGCCTCGGCATTGACCGCTACACGTGGCAGACCTCCGGCGACGAGCGCGTGCGCGAAGAGCATGCCGAGAACGACGGCAAGATTTTCAGCTGGAACGATCCGCCGGCCACCGGCCACCCGGGCGACGACGTCAACTGCCGATGCGTGCCTGTGCCGTACTTCGATCTGGACGAGATGGAAAGGGAACTCGGCCTATGAAAAAGACCATTCAGGCCCGCGACTTCATGTCGCTGACCAGCCGGCAGATGACAACGGAGGGCTACATGGTCGCGCCCGGGAATCTGGCGCGCACTGGAGTGCAGACCTACCGGGCCTACGAACTCGGCCTCGATGCTGACGGCATGGACCCGATGAAGATCATCCGGCTGCATCGTCCACCCGAAGAGGTCTTCAGCCCGGCGAGCATGGCCAGCTTCGAGTCTAAGCCGATCACGGTCGATCACCCGCCCGTCGCGGTCACCGCGGACAACTGGGCGGAACTCGCCAAGGGGGAGGTGCGCGACGTGGGGCAGTCCGGCGAGCTGATGACCGGGACACTGCTCATCAAGTCGAGGGATGCGATCGAGGCGCTGCAGGCCGGCAAGGCTGAGCTCTCGAACGGCTACACATTCGAACTCGACATGACGCCCGGGACAACGGCCGACGGCCGGGAGTACGACGGCGTCCAACGAAACATTCGCGGCAACCATGTGGCCCTTGTGGATGCCGCGCGATGTGGCTCGGCATGCCGAATTGCTGATTCTCAACTCAACCTGGAAGGAAAAACGATGGCTGACGCAAAACGCAAAGTCACTGTCGACGGCATCCCGCTGGAGGTGGAAGACACCGCGGCGGACGTCATCGGCACCCTGGTCAAGCAACGCGATGAAGCGCGCGATGCTATGGCTGCCATGCAACCCAAAGCCGCCGAGGCAGACGGCCTGAAAGTGGCACTCGACAAGGCCCACGCCGACATCGAGGTCATGAAGAAAGACGTCATCACTCCCGAAGCCCGGGACGCGATGGTGGCTGAATGGGCGAAGCTGATCGGAGACGCCAAGCGCCTCGTGCCCGACCTGACTACCGACGGCAAGACCTGCCTCGCCATCCGCCGCGAGGTGATCGGTGCCCTGATCGCCAAGGACGCGACCGCCAAGGCCGTGGCCGACGCGGTGCTCGCCGGCAAGGCGCTCGAAAGCGCTGAGCCCGAACACGTCCGCGCGACGTTCAATGCGCTGGCTGCCGCGGTGAAGACCGAAGCCGCAGACACCGTGGTCGATGCGAACGACGCCGACCTTGCCGATGCCCTGACTGGCGCCGGCAATGGCAACGAATCCAAGACTGTGCTGACGGGCCGCGACAAGTTCATGTCCCGCCAGTCACAGGCCTGGCAGCAGTAACCGAGTCCACCCCACCAACCTTAAGGAGATTGGCAAATGTCCAAACCCGACCTGAGCACCTATGGCGGTCGCCTCCGTGACCTCGGTTACGCCGGCCAGATCGTCGACACCAACCCCGCGACCATCGAGTCCAAGACCAACGAAGCAGCAACCGCGATCGATTTCGGCGCGGCCGTTGCCCGTGGTGCAGCCGATGACACCTGCAAGGCCCCGGCCGCAGACGGCGACAAGATCATCGGCATCAGCGCGCGGCATGCGATCCGTCCGGCCGACAGCAGCGGCAACGTCACCTACGCCCAGAAGGACTCCGTCCCGATCCTGCGCAGCGGCTACGTCTACGCCACGGCCTACGAGAACGCGACCCGGGGTGACGGCGTGATTTCCGTGACCGCGCAGAGCGGCAAGCTCGGTTCCACGACCGGCGGCGCTGCCGGCGCCGGGCGTGTTGCCGTGCCCAACGCAATCTGGGAAACCACAACCACCGCTGGCCAGATCGGCATCGTCCGAATTTCTGGTTAATCGGCCAACATCGACAACGCATAGGCCGCCTACGGGCGGTTTTTTGTTTTCCAGAAAGGAAAATCATGCCTATCAAGAAGATCACCCTGGGTGACGGCCGCGTGGTTGCGGTCGATGAAGCCCGCTTTTGCGCGTTCGACTCGTTGCGGTCCAACCCCGCCCTGTCGCAGCTGATTATCGGCGATGGCCAGATGGTCAACAGCCGCGATGCGCAGGAAGCTCTGGCGTTCATCGTCTCGCAGCTAGCCTATACCGAGTCTCAAGTGTTCGAGCGCCAGTACCAGCCGATGCAGTACGAGCAGTTGCTGCCCATCAGCTACGAGGCCGGCGAATATGCCGATTCGATCCGCTACGAGATTTACGACTACGCGGGTCGCGGCAAGCGCACTTCCGGCAAGGGTCGCGACATCAACCTGGTCGACGTGGCATACGCTGACAAATCGTTCCCGGTTCTGAACGGCGACATCGGCTACGACTACACGACCGAGGAACTGCGCCGCACCGCTTTCCTGCGCCGCCCCATCAGTGAGCGCAAGCTGGCAGCCGCCATCGACGGCTACCGCCGCCACATGAACGACGTCGGCCTGTTCGGCGAGACCTCGTCCGGCATCACCGGCCTGTTCAACAACGCCAACGTGCCGCAGGGCAACGCTCCGGTCGGCGCCTGGCAGACCGGGCCTAAGACGCCGGCCCAGATCCTTTCCGACATCAACACCATCATCCTGAACGTCTGGGCGAACACCGCCTACAACGATCAGGTGACGGACATCGTCATAGCTCCCGGCGCCTACGCCTACATTTCCAGCACGCCGCGTTCCGACAACAGCGACAAGACCATCCTGCAGTACATCAAGGAAAACAACATCGCCAAGGTCGAGCGCGGTCAGGAAATCCGCATCATGCCTGGCTATGGCCTCGACACGGCGGGTGCGGGCAGCACCCGCCGGATGATGGCCTACGTCAAATCCGACACCCGTCTGGTGATGCACGTCCCGTTGCCGCTGCGTTTCCTGGCACCGCAGCTGCTCGGCCTCTCTGTGCAGGTTCCCGGCGAGTACAAGTACTCGGGCGTGGAATTCCGCTACCCGAAGTCCGCGTACTACATGGACGGCATCTAAGCCAGCGACAGCAAGCAACGAAGACCGGGCGACCAAAATCAGGTCGCCCGTTTTCTCATGAACAGGAGCAAGAAAACATGGCAAAGATCA